CATTTGTACTGTAAACGCCCATCCATGAACGTTTCTTTGGTGCGCAGGTGTGAATACTTACCTTCCATTCCGTATCTGATACCATCCACGATGCCGTAAGCGTTACCTCTATCTCAACTTTGCTGCCGTCGGGGCGGGTGAATATTTTTGAATGTTTCATATCGTTTTGTTTGCCCCGCCGTTTCAGACGGGGCGTTTGGTTAGATTTTTTTTCGTGCTTCTTTTGAATTTACTGCGAGATTTTGCAGGCTCTTAAATTCTGGAAATAAAACCTTTGCGGAAAAGTAAGAAAATGAAAACCAGAATTTTGCAAAATCAGTATAGTTTTCAAATTCGTAATTGTTTCCGTATTTGTCTGAAAATTGTGTGTAAGGCTTCATTTTTTCTTTGCTTTGTTTTAAATGATGTACAAATGTACACACTATCTAAATACCACACAACCCCATTAACAAATTTAACTAAAAATAAATTAAAACGCCCCGACAACTTGCGAAGCCAGGGCGAAACAAAACGAAATGAACGGTGCGAAGATAGGTTATAACAATCCAACTTCCTTTAAAATCTCATCAACACTATTGACGTAATGCGGTTCTCCATCAATCATAAAATACCTAATAGTGCCGCAGTGATTCTCTTCGCCGTCGTATTGGTCGTTTTCGTGTATTCCAAAACCGGACTTATCTAAGAGGGCTTTCAATTTTGATTTAAACCATTCAACTTTTCTAACCCTTATATCAAACGCCTTTTGATCTTCCGTTCTCGCGGATGTGGTTTTTTCAGAAACAAGGATTCTTTTTATTTCTATCGCCTCATCCTTGTCGGATTCAAGTATTTTTTTGTATTGATCTTTAAATTCAGGAAAGTTAAAGACAACAAAGTCGCCATGCAATTCAAGCGCCTTAATATCCCTCTCTATTGCGGCCTCTTCTTCCGTGTTGAATCTTCCTATATTGTGATGTTTTAAAAAAGCCGAACACTGAGCAATGTAAAATTTAGACCTTAAACACGGGACAACTCCTAAATATGGAGATTTCCCTTTAACCTTCGGACGGTTAAACATATTTTGAGAGAATAGACATATTCTTAAATTGCTTCTCCTATTGTCGAGTTTATTGTGGTTTATATGGTCAACATAATACTTTGTTTCAGGCCCGGTCATAATGATTTTGTGCATCATAAACATAGGGTAATCGCGGGATGTTTGCGTAAGTTTCCTACCTATGGCATACCCGTTATTATGCACATACCACCTGTAAGACGAAACAAGGTCGTGATCTTCCTCATCATATAAAATTGTATGCGCAACGCCTTTTCTATAAACTATCAATTCCATAAAAAATAAAGCGCCGTACAGAAACTACCAAGTACCAGTTGGCAGAATTATACGACGCAATTTCTTGTAACCTATCTGGTACATAGGTTGCTGATTAGCGCTATAAAGATACAAATCTTTTTAAGAAATACGATTTTTTTAACTCTAAATGAAGTCTAAGTTCATCTTTTGTTATTTTACCATCCATAGCAGCCTTTGTTTTCATTATTATTGGCTTCCCCTTTTTTGTGTCGGTATAATACCCATCAAAGCAGGAATTTAGATAATACGCGGCCCCGTCTTTTTTTGAATATAAAACTGCGTCGTCGGTTGCCCCTATGTATCCAGGCGCAAAAACGCAGGTATAAACATCGACCGACCTACTTAACGTTCGCCCCTTTGCTCTATCTATTAGGTACGCCTCCGCTGCATCCAAAATAAATACCAAGTCTCTTTTTTCGCAAGCGGACTTAACATCATTTAGTGTAAAACTAAGCCCATATACGCCCGCTTTGGTTAGTTGTATCCACGATGCTGCTATGCCGTCGTCTCGCACCCTGAAAGGATTTAACCCGCATTCAGAATAGGCTACCTCGTATATGTCAAGCGGTGTACATCCTATTTTGTTTGCGGTTTCGGCGGTCTTTTTTTTGAGATATTCAAATTCGGTTGCTGTCAGATTTTTTGATAACTCATTCTCAAAGCATTTCACGGCGAAAGAACTTGTGTCGCTGCTTATGTAGGTCGGGTCTAAGTATTTTTGTTCAACCCATTCCAGCCCATCGGAAATTTGAGTAGAAAATAAAGACATAAAAAAGGAACCAATCAGGATAAAAAACAGACTTCCCCATTTCCAGGGAATGAAAGGCTTTTTGAGTTCTTTCCAGACTTTAATTAGCAGTGAGACTAAAGCCCAAAAATACCGCCATACCAACCAACACAACGAAAAAATAAGGGCGCAGGAAAAGAACTTCCACGCGCCCGATTGATTGAGTAGGACTTGAGCGAGGTCGGTGGTCATCTACTTTATTTATTCGTTTTCAAACACGTGACAACTCAAAAGGTCGTTTGTAGATTCGTCCCATATTGATTTTTCGCATTGTATTGAATCATAGAATTTAACTGCCAAAGACAGGCTATTAAATCGCTTTTGTTGTTCATTTTCTTCATCGCCATAACGCACCAAGTACTGCCCATTTTCGCGGGCATATTCGTATCCGTCGCCGCCGTAATAAATTAGTTTTGCCATTTTTCAGGAATTTTAAATGTATGGTGTTATATATGTTTCTATAAAAAAGTCGCTTCTTGTTTTTATATCATACTCAAAACCCTTGCCGTTAAGCATTTTACAATAGTCTTTTTTTCTGTAAAAAGGCGAAAGATCAAATATTTTGTGCTGCTTAATAACAAATGGGAGGTGTTTTGGGTCAAAGCCTATAATAATGTCTCCAAGCGATGTTTTTTGAATTGTAGGAAGATTAAGAATTAGGTTTTGCGGCTTACCAGACAGCAATATTTTAAGATACTTTTTGCCCTTATGGATTATAACTTCTTCTAAAATTGGGAAGTTATCAGGAATTATAAGAGCATCTACATATAATATAGCCTCAACTGAAAAAAAATGCTCAACAGATTCTATTTGAGTTAAATCATCCGGTATTTTAATCGTTTTTATTTTCATTTTTCAAAAAGGTAAAATGTGATTCAAAATTACAACCGGCTTTTTTAAGTCTGCCGGGTTGCGGGTGTCTACTAATCTGCATTTTAACGCAGTGATTTTGTTTAATTCGGCCCATGCTTCGCTTTCTGATTGTGCCAGGATAAAAGCATGGTTGCCGTCTGCGGTGTCTTTGAATTTGTAGATTTTCATAAAACGCCCATTAAGCAAAGTAAAACACCGCCAATAATCGCAGCCCAAAAACTTTGTTTTTCATCCTGCCAAACTTCTTTCAGCAATTCAATTAAACATTCTGGATAGTTCATTTTATTTCGTTTAAAATATTAGCCAATAAAAACCAAGAAAAAAGAACGCCGCAATCAGCGCCCATTGCAAAATAAAGATAATCAAAATCATTAAAAACCCATCCAAAGGCACGGGAATTAAAAGCGTAAAAAGAGCCCAGTAAAACCCATCTTGAAAACCGAAAAAGGTAAGGGCATCCCAAAGGGTTAAAAATGTGAAAATGTTCACTGACCAAAAATATTCAGTTCTGCCTGTTGAAGTTTTTAAGCCTGTATACTGCAAACTTTTAAACACACTGAAAATAAACTGCTCACATTCGCGGGCGTAAAGGATAGGAACGGGCAAAGAATATACTTTGATACTTCGCCCTAACTCCTGCTCCAATTCCATTTTGATATTCGACCACCTGTTTTTTGCGGATATGGATATGCCCCATTTGTGCCGGTAGGGCAGGTCAAGCGTAAAGCCGCAATAGAGATGTTGGAAGCGCGGGAGTTTCATTTAATTTGCTCAAATATTTTATCAGGAATTTTTGACCAAGAACTGTCTTCATCCATCACAACTAATAATCCTATCAATGTTATTGTCAAAATCAACGTAGACACAATCCAAAGGCATAGTGCCAAAAATAAAAGTACATTTTTCATTATCCAGATAGTTGACGGTTGTGAAAATTATTGTTTTGCGGGATAATACCCTTCGCGGGTTTGGGTTCTGCCACCGGGTATTTGTTTGTAATTCTTTACGAGTGCCTTTGCAACCCAAAGCGCAATGAGCGCCAAAATTACCGTGCAGCAAACAAGCGCGGCCATGTTCATTTCTTGATATACAAGCGAAAGGAATGTGTTCCAAAAGAAAACGACAAAAACGGTACCTATCAGGCACACCAATGATTTGCTTGCCCAATAGTGCGCCTTTGGAAACTCTTCGCTTGCAAACCATGAGGTAAGGAACCAAAACGTTCCGATCAAGCCCAAAAGGATAGGGAATGCAATCCAAAAAATGTGCATCACAGTACCCCACATTGGCCGAATGAATTTCCACATTTGGCTCTCCCAAAACGTAGCCGTCCGGTTAACCTCCTCAAATGTTTCTTCCCATTGCATACTATCTTTCCCCATCGAAAATGGCCGTGCCGATTCAGGCACAACCGCCGATTTAACCGCAACATACGGGCGTATCAAAACGCCGTTTTCTGTTATGCCTTTTAACTTTCCGGCGTTGTCTGCGTCCGAATAACCAACCCCATCAGGCAGCAATTCAGCGAAGGATTTTTTGCCGTCTGATACACGCGAAAGGGTGCCTTTTTGAAAGACGAAATTCACCTTTCCAGATACGGGAATGTCCATGTATTTGGTTTCTCCGAGGTAGGCTTTCACCTGTTCGGATTTTTGCGCGAAGGCGAAAATGGGTAGAAGTAGAAAAAGTATTGTTCTCATTGTTGTTCGTTTATTTCTTCATACTGAAAAACGGATGCCTCAAATGGGATTACCAATTCGTCTTTATCAATGTAGAGATTTTGGGTAGTTTCATTTACCGATCCATTGGCAGGGAAGATAAAACCAGATTTCATAAAATCTTTACGCACTGTTTCCGGGTAAGGGCATTTAGGGTTATCCGCAAAGCCTGTAATTTTTACTCGTTTCATTGTTCCGTTTTTTAAAATTCTAAAATTTGTTCAAGGTGTCCTTCCATCTTTAATTTGATCTTTTCGCTTTTCGCGTAGTCCCGAAAATAGAAAGCGAAACGTGCCAAATAGTTTCGGTACTCTCCGAAAGATTCATCCGAAAACCGAAAACCTCTTTTTTCGATTTCGCCCGAAAAGTCAGCGGTTTGATACGGCGGGTTTTCGCGCAAAAAAGGATACGAATCGAAAGGATTTGTTTTTTCGTTTTCGCCTTTTCGGATTACAACCCCGCCCGAATTTCGGAAAGGAATAACCACGACGAAAATACCTTCCTTTATATTCTTTTGCGCCTCAAATGCGCGGGCTGCAAATTGCGCGGGCTGCTCGTTTTCTTCTGCGTAGATGAATACGTCTTTGCCCAAAGAGAAGTTTGTTTCTGCCAGTTCCAAAGCGCTGTCAGGCTTAAGTGCTATCAGCGATAAAATCACCTCCCTTGCCACCAAAACAAAAACCGGGGCGGCGGCGGTCACGATCAAAGCCGTGTTCATCCAAAAGGAAAACAGCGCAACAAAATTCCACTTCATTTCAGTGAGTGGGCTGTCAGGCAAAAGCCACAAAAGCCACTGCAAAAGAACCAAAAGAACAATTGAGGCAATCAGCACCGGCCAAACCTTCCGATACCTGAAAAGGAAAAACTGAAAATTGGCAAGTGCCAGGCGTTCAGGAATGGGACAACCCGAAACCGGAAACTCCATGCCATGCACCAAGACGCTCGTTTCTCCATTTTCCGTAACCCGGAAACGGTACTCCCCCTCGTTAAAAATAATGCACCTGTTTTCAAAATCCGTTAGAATTTTGGTGCAAAGTGGTGCAATGGATGTATTTGTATTCTGTCCCATTTTATTGATTCAATTAGTTAGCGGTGCAACGTAATTTTGCACCGTTGGAGAGGGGTTTAAGAGCGGTTAGTGGGGGTGGGGGCTTCTGCGGCAATTAGTAGGTTGTAAGGTGTCGTTATGAACCTTTTAAAAAACCTGTCTTCATCATAAAGAACATAAACCCGTCCGTCCCTTATTTCGTTGATCGTGCCTTGTGTTCCAGCAGGTACTTCAACAAATGGGCGGCCCATATACCCGTATCCAATAATGTCCTTCATAGTTTTAACCCTGTCGCCTTCCTTCATTTCTTTTTGTTTAACGCGGCATGGTCGCCCTTTACCGCACGTGATTTGTATTTTGAGTGCAGAGCCTGCACTATTTGAGCGCATTTTAAACCCTGTTTCATTAAGGCTTTGACATCGGCAGCCCTTTGGAAATTTGGGTTTTTGCCGGGTAATCGCCGCATTTCATCAATCGTCAGCCTATCATCTACGTCCTTTTTGATTTCCCACACAATAGAGCCGTTTTCTCCCGCCTCACCTTTTACGTCGGTAAGTTTTGGGGTATTCTGCTCTTTTATGTAGGGTATAAAATTCATTTACGCTTGAAAAAGTATTCTAAATCAGCCTCTTGGTCAATGTCGAAGCCCTGATTTATGCCGTTAACTGTCCAAATAATGCCCCGGCCAATCAGTTCAAAAAATTTAGGGTCGTAATCATCCGGTTTATTTCCACAAGCATCATATTTTACTATTTCACCTGATAGAAGTTTGCAGGTTGTAATGTGGCTTTTGCCAAATTCAATGTGGTTCATCTTGTTTAGTTTTAAGTTTCTGCGTTGTAATCTCTAACGGTCAAAACCGCGTTGTAACTCAAGTAAGCGGCATATGCTGCCAATGTTCCACAAATGGCACCCTTTAATACAAAAAACCATTCACCATCGGGAAATTCAGGCAGCAACCGCCAAAAAGTAAAACAATGCAAAACCGCCGCGCCTGATTCGAGTTTCCAAACCGTTGAAAGTGCCTGTTCGCTTGTTACTCCTTTCATTTTGTTTCGAGCAATCCAGACAGCAGCAAAAAGGAAAAGCGAAAACATGCTCCCCAACATAAAACCCGCCCAATTGGCGAAAACGAAAAGCCCGGTTATTGTCAGAAAAATAGAAATAACAGTGATCGAAATTGACAGGTAAAAAACCGTTTTCGCTTCGCCGTTTTTCGGTTCTGTTTTCGGCTTTTTTTCTTCCTGCTTTTCGGTTCTGTTTTCGGTTTTTACAAGTAGGATTTTCGCTTTCTGTTTTGGTTCGCTTTTCGGTTTCCCTTCCAGCAAAATCGAAATTTCCTTTTCGGTAACGGGCCGGGCCGCATTGTACTTTTCGCCTAACCTGGATTTAACCCGTTGGCGCAAAGTGTCGTATTTGAGCGTTCCGGTAATCAGGTCGGAAAGGGTGGTGTTAGGTTGTGCGCTCATAAGGCATTAATTGAATCGGTAGCCGCTTTTATGCACTGCTTTTTCAGGGCTTGTTTTTGAAAGTCAAAAGCCTCCTGTTTCATCAAAGAAAGTATCGCTATGATTTTGCTTTGCTTTTCTGAATTTGTCAAGGCTTCATTTTCTTTAGCGCCGATAACGCGCCATATCATTGACATATAATGTTCTTCCATTTTATTTTCTTTCGTTTATAAAGGTTTCAAGTTTTTCACGCGCCTCATCTTCGTTACCTTCCAAAACAGGTAGCGTAATTTCCAGCGCGGCGTTAACAATTTTTCTTCTGTTTTCTCCCTCAAGTGCCTCTAATTTATCAGCGTCAAACGCAACGGAAGCGACTACTTTTTTTTGTTCGCCTTCCATCGGTCGACCGGCGTTCGGCCTTTTGCCTCCGTGTGTTTCCATGCTGCAAAGATAAAGGAACTTGAATAATTAACAAGTTTTCAAAGGGGTTATTTTACCTCTACCTTTTCAAGTCCGAATTTTTCAACGAGGCGAAAGCATTTTTTTTCACTTGCCTTAAAGGTTTTGAACGTGGATAATTCACCGTTGAAAAGGGTGCAAAATTTATTTAGACGCTCACTGAAAAACCATTCAAGTAAACGATCTTCGCTTTCAAAGTTTTGAGGTTCGTTAATCAGATCTCGCTTTGTCATTGTCTTGTTTTTTATGGGCGGCGAGTGTTGCCCGCCGCCCGGTTATGGTTTAGTTTTAACCCATTCTGAACATAAGATCATCCATAGCGGCTTCGCATTTTTTTTGATCTTGCTCAAATATTTCGCTTTCCGCTTGCATTTCTTCAAACTCTCCAAAAGAAATTGTGCCGCAAAGCATCGGGTCAGTAAGCGCTAATTTGTACGCCATTTCTTTTTTGCCGGACTTGTATAATTCCCGTATAACGCGGTATAAAAAACATGAGTAGTCGTTGTCATCTCCGATATGGTCACAGTTTATTGCTACTGCTGTCTGATACGGTTTGTTAAATTCGGCAATCATTTTTTGCGTTGTCATCTTGCTTTGTTTTAAATGATGTACAAATGTACACACTTATTTGATACCACAAAACATTCCAGCAATCTTTTTTCAAAAAAAAATCAAACTTTAACATTTGAGGCATAAAAAAAGCGCCTAACATTACGTCAGACGCTATTATCCATCCCAAAATCTAAACCGGATTACTTTAAATCTTCTTTCCAAACCACATCGAACGCTTTACTTTTTGACGCGAATCCTGTTTCAGTTGTGACAAATGATCCTGATTTTTTGACGTTGTTTTTCGCCCAATCAAGCCCTTTTTGTTCGTCGGTCGTTTGACCCCGGATAAAACCCTCTTGAGTTTCTTTGTTTTCTTCGATAAGCAAAAAAATGTTTTCCATGTTTTTAAGTTTGTGGTTTGTATGTCTTTTTGAAGTTCCCCCAGGCGTTCGCCGCGTGTAAGCCTTTCCAATCCTCATAACTGATAAACTCAATCAGGTACGGCGGGCCGCTGTGGTCTGGAATTATGTTTGCCTCCAAAAACTTACCTATAAATTCAGTATCACTCATGTCTGTGGTTGATGCTGCCACCGGGAACGCTTCGCCGTTTACAATCAGAACTTTTCTATTGTATAAACATTTCATGCACCAGTGCATATCTTCCGTATTTTTAGGCGTGGTAAGTTCGCCTGTTTTCGGGTCAAGTGTTTGGTACATATTCCCGCATTCATTCAGTATTTGCCACATCACACAATCAAAGTAGTATTTATACCGGGTCGCTGTGCGCTTATCCTTTGCGGGCGTTATGCTCACATCGTACCGCCCTGGCTGCGACCTGATTAGATCGAATTGCTCTTTGAGAGTTGTCCGGCTTTTGTCTGTAAACGTCACGCCGTTCGTTTCAATGTCGAATTTTGCGGCGCTCATTTTGTGCAAATTGGGCAAGACTGCGTACCGCCAAAAATTTCAATCGTGCCGGTATCGCTGCAAAGTTTACAGGTGTAGGATTTTGAAAAGCAGTATTTCATCGTTTTGAATTTTTGCGGGCGACCTGTGCCGCCCGCTTGGTGAGTGTTGGTACATTTAATGTTTAGACATCAAAATGGAAGGTCTGGGTCTTGAATTGGGTCGTATTTCGGTTCCTGCCTTTTCGGTTGCTCGGTCTGTTGCGCAGGTTGTTGTTCGCCATGCTCTTTTCTTTCAAGCGACCGGCAAACGTTGGCGACAATATCCGTTTTGTACTTTTCAATCCCGGCGCTGTCTGTATATTTTTGATAGGTCACTTTGCCTTCAATATAAACGAGGTTTCCTTTTTTCAAATACGCCCCGGCTCGCTCTGCCAGTTCCCGCCAAAGGGTAACGCTGTGCCATTCGGTTTGTTTTTGCCATTCGCCTTGCTTGTCTTTGTAGTTATCGGCTGTGGCTACTGATAAGCGGCAAACGTGGGTGCCGTTTTCTAATACTTTTGTTTCCGGGTCGCCTCCGAGGTTCCCCACTAAAGTGATCTTATTTATCATTTTTGAAATTTTTTAAAGTTTTTTTCCACTTCCGGGATAAGTACCGTTTCGATGTACTTCCGGCATTCTTTCACGCGGGTTTTAATCGCTTCAATTTTTTCTTCGTTGTATTCTACGTCGTACTGTTTGATTCTCAAATACGGGGGCAAATCATCGTACCTGAATTGTGCGGCAAACTCTTCGTATTCCTGTTCTGTGTAGCCTTCGGGGAGTTGCTTACTAAATCTTGCCTCTCTCCTTATCATTTCATCCGGCATCGAAGTAAGCACGAAAACAATGCTTCCTTTTTGTATTCCGGTCAACCACTGATAAACCAAATCCTGCCATTCGTAATCTTTGTTTTCAAGTTCGGGCGAATACAAAGGAAATGTTTCGTGTGTGTAACTGCTCTTAATATCCGGAACTTCATTTTCCAAAACCAAATCGGGTTCGCCATGCGCCCACTCATTTGAAAAGCGCTCCAAATTCTTTGACACTAAACCCCACTCTAAATGTATGGAAGCGTAATCAATCGAAGCGTCTTCAACCAAATTACCTTTGTCGGTTTGCTTTGATGAAAACTGAACTTTCCTTTTGTAGATTTTTTCATCAGCCCACTTTCTAAAATAAGTAATGCAAGTCTTTGAAAGGTTCGGTTCGTTTTCGCGGGGCAACAATTCCAGGTATTCTGCCTGTCGTCTTTTGAACATTTCTACCTGTTTGGGGTAGGTCTTTAACGTAGGCTTCATTTCTGCCAATTTAGCCTCTCTGTCTGCAATTTCAATCCTCAATTCCTCTAATCGTTGTTTTACGCTTTTGCCGTCCGCGCCGCTCATTATTTTACCGCACTGCGAAGCGGATATTTTGAAAACCGGGATACTAATTTCGCTTTGCATTTTCTTGTATTTTTTTTCTGGCTGCTGATAAAATTGGTTTTAGTTTTTCGTCGTCCTGAAAAGCCTTGTCGTTCGCCTCAAAAAACTGATTAAGTTGGGGTACTGTTGTAGCCACTTGCGCAACCCGGTCAAATACAAGTTTTACAAAATCCCGCTTATCGGAAAGATCGGATTCTTTGAATTGCGTTGTGTAGTAATTTAAAACGCTATCAAAATCCAAAAGCCCCTGCAAACTCATTTTCAGGTCTTCGTAACGGGGTATCAAATCAGGCGCAATGCCTATTTCGATTGTCTGGATTTTTTCGGCTGTTTCCTCAACCTCGGCGGGCGAAACTTTCATAACGCTACCATCCTTTTGCAGATAGTTGATAGCGCCGTCCTCCTGCATTGCTGTTTCAATCGCAGGGGTGAGGGGTAGCATAGCGGCGAGTTTTTTAATCGGGCCGCGAAGTGCCATTGCCGCGTAACCGTTTGCCCAAAAACCAATTGGCTTTTCTGAAAACTTTTTGGTTTGGTTCGGGTACGTTCCAATTTTTTCGTATTGGCTTTCTGAAAACTTTCTTGACTTTTCGGCTGCTTGCTTATTGATAACCTCGAAAATCTCATTGCCGTCTTTCAACTTAGCATAGGCGTAGAAATGCGACGTTTCACCCGAATTTTCATCCGCCGGGGTGTGTTCAATCATTGCAGCCGTTCCGTACTTTACAAAAAATTGATCTTCTTTGTAAACCTCGCGGGCCTGAATGTTTGAAACATACCCGGTTTGCATCATCATTGCTTTCCAGCCCCGGTAGCCGATCTGAAAAGAACAAACCTGTTTTGATTCTTTCGTTTTTTTGTCGTACAACTTCCGAGGTATAAGGTAACATTCGCCAAATTCAGGCTCCAAACGGAAGCCCAAAGTAACGGCCTTGTAAAGCGCCCCTAAAATGGATAATTCGTCACAGGCGCGAAGATCATCCGAATTAAGCAAATGAGCAGCGGCAACGGCCATTCGGTTGAATGTATCCGGGTTGTTGATTAAGACTTTCAACTGCGAAGCCTCAAGTGCTTTGCGTTGTTCGTCTGTGTTTTGGGACAGGATTGATAAGTTCATTTCGTTTGTTTCGTTTATTGGTTATCAATTGCGCATTCCATGAGGCAGACGGCGACGGAAAAAATATCATATTGGTGCTTTGGGCCAAATTTGCCCCTTCTTTGGTTCGCCGGGTCTTTCGAGCCGCTTTGAACTTCAAAAAGTTTAGCAATGATAGGATTGCCGATTTTTATAACGGACTTGTGATTTTTAGGCAAAGTCCTAAACGTGACCTTATCGGCGTACTTTAACCCTTCGATAATCAACTGATAATAAATATCAGCGAGTGTCGGCACGTTGTTCCGGTCTTTTTTGTAGGCTTCAAACTGCGCCATTTTGGCGAAGTCGTAAACCTTGTCTGTGATATTGTAGTGTCTCCGGTAGATAAATTGGTTTTTGGTTAACTTATCTTGTGATCGGTGGAAGTAGTGCCGAGGGGCAATTTGTGGCCCGTCGGGTAGCTTTTCCTGTAATTCGTATTTCTTCATGTTTTTCTTGAATGATAGTTTTTATTTTGTCAAACATTTCTACTTCTCTGCCCGGTGTGCAGTCATTTATCGACCTGATAAGAAAATCCGAAAACTTCTTAAGATCAGGGTCGAGCGTGACCAAAAAGCGAAGTTCGCCTCGAAGGTTATGCAGTTTGATTTGCTCGTTGCTTTTCATCTTCCCGGCGCTTGATTTCATTCTGTGCGGCTTTTACTGCTAATTGGGTAAACAGGGCAATCAGTTCGTTTTTTTCGCGGTTGTTGCCCATTACTGGAATATCCAATGTCTCATATTCGCCCTCTGAAAGCAGGGAGCAAACTTTGCCCCGAATAGAAGTGAGCGTTACCACACCGTTATTAACATCCGCGAAAACTGAATATTTAACCATGACGGACATTGAAGGGTGAATGGATTCGAGGTAATCTGTGTGTTCAAAATTGACTGTCATTTCTTTTTATTTTGTTGTACAAATGTACATAGTTTTATTTGAAAATCAAAATAATTTTTGCTGTTCGGGTAAAGTTTCTGCAATGTGGAATAACTGCCCTTGTGCTTTGTGGCGCTCAAATCTTTCTTTGGCAGACTTGAAATAATCCGGGTCTAATTCTATCCAGTCCATATCAAAACCTAAATCGTAACAGGCTATCATGGAAGAGCCGGAGCCGCCGTGCGTGTCGAGTATGCGGTCGCCGAGTTTGGCGTAGTTCTGGAGCAGCCACTTGTAAAGGGCAACGGGTTTTTGGCATATATGTATGCGTTTTTCGCTCGTGTTTCTAAGGTGCTTAAATATTTTTGCATTCAGGTCGAAGGATGTCCACGCCATTTCAAAGTCCGCCATAGTATCCATGTGGGCAACCTTATCCCATGCGATTACGCAGCGAGTGGCGGGAAGCCCAAAGTAATTTCCTCCCCAAATTATCTGATTTTTGGAAACCCGGAAAAGTTGGTCGAAATACTCATCCGTTGGCTTGCCCCCCAAATTTCCATCACCTTTCTTGTATTTTGCTGCCCATGTGCCGCCGCTGCTTATTTTTTCATTTAGCCCGAAATCAGGATCTACCACCGCCAAATCATAATGACCGTCCGGTTTCTCCCGCATCCAATCCATACAGTCTCCCAGGTGCAAGTTTATTTCAGGTATTTTTATCATTTCGTTCTGTTTTTTAATTTGGCATAGGGTTTCAGTCGCCCCAAAGTTTCACGGCGATTTCGTATTTTGATTTTAAGTCTTTTACCTTGTTGTTTGCATAAGTAAGCGAATAGGAATGTTCTCGTTTTATCGAGCCGTCCTTTAATCCTTTGTGATATTCAATTGCCTCATCCAATTGAATTTTGAAAAACTCCAGACTTTCAGGCATTGAAAGGTCTATCTTTTTTGCTAAATCTTCCCAGTACGATGTGCGCTGTCTGTATGATTCCGCTTTGTCAAGTTCGTTCATAGCGTTGGTCATTCTGCTCCAATTGCGGTCGATTAGTGCGCGGTGTCTTTTTTCGCTGTGGTGTCCTATTTTTATAGGCTCACCAAGTGAAAGGAAATCAGCGCCTTCCTTGCTTTTTTCCCGCCAAACATCGCTTCTTTTTTCTGCCGAATCGGCCCAACTGTTTATTTTTTCGGCTTTGTTTTTTGCCCGCTCCTGGTTGTTGAAGCCGTCGGAGCGAGTTATTGAATAGAAAAACAAACCATTTTTTTTGCCCAACAAATTATGGACAAAGTGTTCGTTTTCTTTACCGTATTTGGTTTCTACCATTATGGTATCGCCTTTCTGATACTCTTCTTCGCATTGTGCGACAAAAACATTAGGGCAGTATTTTTTGTAAACGTTCATTTTGTCTTGTTTTTTAAATGTGTACAAATGTACAACAATATTCCGAACCCGCAACTACTTTAACAAAAAAAATAAAAAAAGCCCGACGAACTTTATCGCCGGGCCTCATTCGTATGAAAAAACCTAATTACATCTCATCTACTACCAAAAGCGAGTGAATTTTTTGCGCCGCCTCCGCGATTCGTTCCGCTTGGTCTGTGCCGTTTACGATTCTTCGAGCGCCCAACCAATCGGGTAACTTTCCTGTCTGAAAATAGTCCGAAAGTTTCTTTCCTGTGAAACTGCCATGTGCCATGCCATGTACCAAAATCTTTGCCGCGTTATCAGGAACCAAAACTAAATCCGGGTCGCCGACAAAATCCTGTTTTAGCAGATCGGAAAATTTTTGATAGTTCTTTGCCCAGGTTAGTTGAACGTATCCACGCCCGTAGTATCCTGTATTCCAATACCTGTTTTGCAGGTCGTAAATCTTTGTGCCAGGTTGCGCCCTGATTTCTTTAATCGCCTGGAATCTACACTCGTGGTACGCAGTAGCGAGCATATAAGCGACCATGCGAACGTCGGTAATTTGATAAACGTCTGCGTATTTGCATATCAATCGGATACAATCGCCCTGATCTTTTTTCAGGGGAGTTTTAAAATTGGTTGCCAGCGAAAGCAGGAAGCCGTCGGTGATTCTGTATTGAAATTGCATAGGACAAAAATACAAAATATTTTGAGTTAGGCAGAACGATAAGCCCATTTGGCAGCCGCTATTTTTGCAGCCCGAACCGATTTGAAGTTTTTTATTTTTCTCGACAATTCTGAAGTGCCTTTGTCTAAAAGTTGCGCACCGCCGGAAGAAACAAGCATGAAAATCTCGAATCTTTCACCTTTTTTAAGATGCTCTTTGCAATCGCCTTGTTCCCACATTTTTTTTAATTTAAAAGTTATCAAAAAACCTCCACATCTTCCTCGCACAACTTAACAATCTGTTGCGCTTTGAGATATAAGGCTTTGAGTTTGGATTTGCTCAAATGTTTCTTTTTAGGGCGGGGTGGTGGTGGGTGTTTCATGGGTTAGATTTTATTCAAGAAAATAGATTGGCAGTAAAAAAATACGCGACCGCCTTCGATACCTTTTAAAAGATAGCCCCGCTTAAAAAGGCTGTTGCAGTGCTTAATCTCTAAACTATCCATAAATGTGCGGAAAAGTTGGTGGCCGACTGCTTTCATCATTTGCTTATCTTTATCGGTCAGGTCTTGCATGATCTTTTTTTTTTAGCGAGCGTCATTGCTTCGCTGTATTGTTGTACAAATGTACACACGTTTACAATACTACGCAACACTTTGACCAATATTTTTTCAAACTTTAACATTTGAATGAAAAAACCCGCTCAACCTTTCAGCGAAGCGGGCAATGAACCCCAAAAAACCAAATGAAATGATGCGTAGGCCGGATTTGAACCGGCGACCTGCTTTCTGGACTTTCGTCACCCAGCCTTCTAACCGCTGAATTACTACGCAAACCGACCCCAACAACCTACATAAATCGCCCGCAAATCGCAGGACTTCGGACTGTTAAGATCGAAACAAAGATAACGGTATTTTGGAAATAAAAAAGCCCACTGGAACCGGGCAGGAAACAGTGGGATGCATTAAAAATTTCACATTCTAAAGCCTGAATGGCTGCTCATTCTTAACTTCATTAGCGCGATCTTGACCGCTACAAATATACTACCTATTTCGGATTATCAATGTAAAGCCCGAACATTCCCAATGCGGATGATCATTGTTGAGATACCCGTAAACCTCAATTATAATTATTAGATTTTCGCCCATGTTATTTTTTGTGGATGTTGCGGTAAGTAAACCAAAAGTCTAAACGGTCAAAGAATATCCAAAGGAATACGACCGCTCCAACCGTTTCAAGAACAAATCTTATAAATTCAATCATTGGGCAATTGATATATGGTGAGGGAAAAGGCGTTTGCAAACATTAACTGCGTAGTTTAGCGCGTCCTGATCTTCTGGCGTTTCGGTTCCTATGCCGATGATAGTAGCAAATTCGGCTTCCGTTTTTTTCATGCTTTCTTTCATGCGATTAGCAGAAATATAAATTGCTAATCCTTCGGCGGCGCAAAGTTCGTGCATTGAAACACCGTTATTCAGTTCTGATGCATTTGCAAATTGAAAGTTCATGATCTTTATTTTTTCAGCGCCGCTTCATTGCTGCGCTGTATTGTTGTACAAATGTACACACCTTTACAATACCACGCAACACTTTGACCAATTTATTTTCAAACTTTAACATTTGAATGAAAAAACCCGCCTCGCAATCAGCGAAGCGGGCAATACCCCAAAAAACCAAATGAAAACTTTTGATGCGTAGCCGGGATTTGAACCCGGAACCTGAACCTGCCGGAACTGATCTAACCTGTTGAACTACTACGCAAACCTAATCGCCCGAAAGCGAATAACCGGCAGGACTACCACCGGCGACAATACAAATTTACTCTTTATTTCGGATTGTCAATGTAAAGCCCGCTATCCGTCCCGATCTTTAACACTTGCAATTCCACTTTTGTGTCTTTTGCAATCATTTTCAGAAAGTGAGCAGTCCAAAAAAGAGCATCCTGCTGATCCATGCCCGGCAATAATTGCAAACCGCGTGACTTAAAAAATCCTTCAATCGTTTCTTTTACGATCTTTTCAGAATTAACTACGTCTGTTTTTGACTGATAACTCACAACCAATTCAGTTATTTTAATTGGCTTGTAGGCGGCTGATTTTACATCCATCATTCGGCGGCTTTTCGCCTTTACCGTTGCGGTTGATGCCCAAATTATCGAATAATCCTTTTCGATGTTGAAAGTCAGCGTACGAAGCGGTTTTACCGGGATAGTATCAACAGGCGGTTGAGGCGGGGGCGGAGTTATGCCGCCCATATCTTTTGGGTTCTTTGTCAGGATATTTCTAATATACTCTATTCCCCATCCTGTTTGGTCATCCCTACCCGTTGGCGGCAAGTCGGTTGCTACCCATTTCATGTAAGCCTTTAATTTGTCGCTGCTTGCCAGTTGCGGCCCCCATCTTGATCTAGCTATAAACACCGCCGCCGCGTTTGCGGGTGAAGCCATAGAAGTCCCAGATAAAACGGCGTAGGTGTTATTTTTCCACGTTGAGTTAATCCCGGCCCCTGGCATGGCTGCAATAATTTCCGGCCCGGTGCTGGAAAAAGAGGAAAAGGTAAGGTTGCTATTCAAACTACCCGTTGCAATACCGTACAGAGATTTACCGGGATACTGAACCCCCGGCTGTCCGGTGTTACCTGCTGCAAAGACAAAACTAACGCCTATGTCGTAGGATTTTTTTAGCACCGATTCAACGTCCGGCAAAAGTGAGGTGCCGCCGCCTAACGATGCGTTATAAACAACAAAATACCCTTGTTTGCCTAATTCTTGGTCATTTGCAAATTGCTTACTTACGCAAGTTGAAACCCACGGGAACTGCCCGCTTCCTCCACCCGTTAAAACCTGCAAAGGCATCCATTTAGCAAGCCCTTTTTGAACAAGCGGCCAAAGAAGTCCAAAATCCTTAGCACAGGCGATCCCAGCAACGTGTGTACCGTGTCCATTCGCATCTGCAAGCCCCGAATCAGTTGTGTAATTAAAGCCAGGTAATTGCCCATATTGTAGATCAGCGTGAGTCTGTTTTGAGCCGGTATCCATAATTTTCAAAACCCCCGGATACTTGCAACTATCTTGCATCAACTTAACCACATCGGCAGGGAGCAAAAGGTCTTTTGACCAATTCGTTATGGCCTGAATAGACAAACCCTGTACTTTTTGCGGTACTCGCTCAATAGGCGGGATTGTAAAATCGAACGTGTCCAAAGCCGCGTCGGCGACCTTAACGGCCTTCGCTATGTCCTTTTCGTATCTGGACTTAAATAACTGCGCATCTGCCTGATAAGACAGCGCAACTAAAAGCAATATAATAATCTTTTTCATCTTCAAAATTTAAAAAGGGGCTACACATAATGCAGCCCCCGGAAAAGAAACAATAAAAAACGGATTTTTAAGCGGGTTGCTTGTCCTTAATCCATCGGATAAAAGTATTACCGATTGTCAAAGCAAGAACACTAATTAAGCCCATCCAGTTTTGCGCCTGAACGGCTCCGATAATTTGCTCCACCGTACCCTCAGGTAAGATAAAACCGACGGTTGTAAGACCTGCAACGGCTGCGTTACCAAGCGCAATCCATGTAGATGTCTTTCCGAAAACACCTAACCACGTGAACGAACCTCCGCCTTTGAAATAGTTGTAAATCGGAAACGCCACGGAGGTAATCACTACCCCGATAATGGCGTAAATACCGCCGGTAGAAAGCGCTGTGGTAATTTCCAAACCCAAAACAGAAACCTCCTTCGGAAAGGAAACGCCCGAAACAGCAAAGATGGTCAGAAACGCCACAATGGCGGAATAAAGAAACCCCGGCGAACCGGCATCAAATTTTTTAACGTTTTTCATTTTAATAATCAATTGTATTTGTGATAGGATGCACAACCCCCGCTTTGGAGGGTTGTATTTTATGTGAATGCCTTTCTAACTTCAAGTTAAGCAATTCGAGTTCCATGAGGCATGATTCAGTTTTTCCTTTTTCGGTGTCGAACCGTTTAAGGTCAACAACCTGCGAATACATCGTAGGTTGTTCTACCCCGTTGTTGCAGTTCATCCCACAGAAAAGGATAAGCAAACAGATTGTGTAAGTGTATTTCATTTCTTTTTGATTATTTTTTCCAGACTTTTAGTTTTTTCGATTTGCTCGTAGACCTGTTCTCTCATTTGGAACATTTCACGATAAATCTTTTGCATTTCCTGGGCGCAAAACCTTTCTGTTTCTGCGTTCTTTGCATCTGCCTTATACGCTCTTTGGTTTGCGTCATCTAATCGGTAAAGCAAAAAAACACACGTTCCGGCAAGACCTACAATAATACCGACAATGATATTTTTAATTAGAAGCCGGTCAATTCCCCACTCTAAAAAATTAAACGGTTTTGTCATTCCAGTAAGTCAGATAAAAATTTAAATATGCCATAAATGAAAAATACCATTGCTCCTATGGCTGTAAGGAGAAAAAAGTATAGAGGGTAGACAGGATTAAATCTGTAAAGAACCAGACAAAGGAACGAGTAAGAAAGGATTATATAAATAAACTGCTTGGTAGTTGAGATTGATAAAAACCACTCTTTTACCTTTCCCCACATTGCGGCTAAGCAAAGGATGAGAAAAAATAAAAGAGCGATTGTTATTAGTTTGTGGTTCATCTAAGCAAGTTGTACGTCAGCGAAGCGGCTGCGCTTCTCAATCCTATTGCAATTAAGGTATCCACTACTTTGTATTTTACCGGCTGTTTGCTCGTCCCGATAATTACCGCGCCTGACACCAAAATTGTGGTGTGCGCTGTTGAGGAAAAATGATAATAGTCCCGGAAAGTATTAAATACGTTTGGTTTATGTTTTTTTGTCGGGTCTAAATCCACATAATTCCTTCGCCATTGTTCGCTTCCGAACCATGAAGTACTTGAAACGCCAAAGCGCTTCTCAAAGACCGTCGGTTCGGCGTGATATGCCTCCCTGCCGCCGTGTAGGATGCCCGCTATCAGGTAGCCGCCCCATGCCCATTGTTTTTTATTACCTTTGAATTTGTAGGT